GCTGCCGGAATGCCTCCAGAAGGCATGGAAGGCGACATGGGGGCGGGTGAACCAGCTCCTGGTACTCCTGGTTCTGCACCTGCAGGAGGTGGCGCAGCACCTGCACCATCGACTCCAGTCGCTTAAGGATAAATAAATTCATGCTATTACGTGAGTTTGTTTATTTCAACGATAAAGACAGCGATCAAAATCAAGATCGTAGATATGATCCTTCTGATGATAAAAGCATCTTAACTGTTAATGATACTAGAAAAACTAGATTAACACTTAAAATTATCAACAAGCTTCGATTAGCAGGAGAAGCTCGTGAGCAGGAAACTATGGAAGATCTAGTTCTGATAAGAACCATGTATGCAAATCCTCCGGCAGAACCTGCTCCGGCATTATAATTCTAAAATCGCCACTTTTGTCTAAAACGAGTCATTTTAGGCATATTTCCCATATTATATTAAACTACGCTGTAAATATACTCGACAGCCTTGCCTACTCAAGAAGGAGAATTAACACATGTCTAGCAAGTTCGAACAACTATTAGACTACCTCGTCAACGAAGAACAAGATAAAGCCAATGAGCTATTTCATGAAATCGTTGTAGAGAAGTCACGAGAAATTTATGAAAACCTCATTGCCGAAGAAGAAGATGAGGAAGAAGACATGGATGAATCCATGGAAGACGAAGAAGATGAAGAAGCCATGGATGAATCTATGGACGAAGAAGATGAAGAAGCAGAAACTGTTGAAAGCATGTTCGGCGAAGCTGACTTCGGCGGCGACGAAACAGACGACTTCGAAGCAGATGTAACTGACAGCGAATTTGGCGGTTTTGGCGGCGAAGACGACATGGGCGGCATGGATGACATGGACGACATGGGCGGCGAAGACGATGGTGAGCCAGCTACAAAGGGCGACATCTTAGATCTTGAAGATGCAATCGAAGAACTAAAGGCAGAGTTTGAATCACTAATGGGTTCACTTGATGCTGACAGTGACGGCGATCACGACATGGAAGATCATGGCATGGACGACGAAGAAGACATGGATGACATGGGCGACGACGAAGGTGACATGGGCGACGAAGAAGATGAAGGCGAAGACGACAAAGAAATGAAGTTCGAAGGCCGTAAATCTCAAGGCGAAACTATGCGTGAGTACATCGAAAAGATTACTGCAACAATGGACGGTGGTCTAGTTGGAGGTCGTACTGGCGAAACAATGACTGCTCCTAAGGAAGGCAAGAGCCCAATTAGCAGCGGTTCTGGTAAGCCAACTAGCGGTGCAACAGCAAAGAACATTACACAGGCTGGCAAGGGCGCAGACGAAGACGGAACTTCACCAAAAGGTAAAGTTGGCGGTCTAGTTAAGAGCGGCGGCAAGTTTGTTGGTTCAGGAACACACAACGTTGATAAGGTCAAGTCCGGTATCAAAACTTTGAAAGCAGTTTCAAAGCCAGGTAACAAGGAAGGCCAGGGTTGGGGTTCAGGATCAGGTGATAAAGCTGGTCAGACAGGAAGCGTTGATACAAAGAGCCCACTAACAGGTGCCCCTAATCGCGCAAAGTAATAGGAAAAACGGATGATCTATTTAAGAGAACATTTAAGTTTTGATCAAGCTCGCGTTGTTTTAGAAGAAGGCAGCGATGGCAAGGATGGAAGAAACCTTTGGCTTAAAGGTATTTGCATCCAGGGTGGCATTCGCAATGCAAATCAGCGTATCTATCCAGTATCAGAAATTGGTAACGCTGTAATGACACTGAACGATCAAATTCAAAACGGTTATAGTGTTCTTGGTGAAGTAGATCACCCCGATGATCTAAAAGTAAATTTAGACCGTGTTTCACATATGATTACTGATATGTGGATGGACGGTCCGAACGGATATGGCAAGATGAAAATCTTGCCAACTCCAATGGGTAATCTCATTAAAACTATGCTTGAATCAGGAGTTAAGTTAGGAGTCAGTTCTAGAGGTAGCGGAAACGTTAATGACGGAACTGGCGAAGTATCTGACTTTGAAATTATCACAGTTGATATTGTTGCCCAGCCTAGCGCACCAGGTGCGTATCCAACTCCAGTTTATGAACATCTCATGAACAACAGAGGCGGATACAATGCTTGGAGAGTTGCGCAAGAGGTAAAAGAAGATCCAAAGGCCCAGAAATATTTGCAGGAATCACTCTTGCAGATTATTAAAGGTCTAAAATAAGCCCGAGGAGAAATAGATGTTGGACGCATTCAAACAATTAGTCGAAAGTGGTGTAATGTCGGAACAAGTACGTTCTGAGATTCAAGAAGCTTTTGACAGAAAAATTCAAGAGAATCGCGACCAAGTCACAGCTGAACTTCGTGAAGAGTTTGCTCAAAAGTATGCACACGATAAAGGTGTTATGGTTGAGTCAATCGACAAGATGTTGAGTGAAAGATTGGCCGCAGAAATGGCCGAATTAGCCGAGGATAAGAAGGCACTAGCAGAGACCCGTGCTCGCTATGCTGATAAGATGTCAAGTGATTCAAAGATCATGGAAACATTCGTTTCTCGACAATTGGCAAAAGAACTTGTAGAATTTCAGAGCGATCGTAAGAAAGTTTCTGAGAATTTTCAAAAACTCGAACTGTTCGTTGTAAACGCACTAGCAAGAGAAATCGCCGAATTTGCTGAAGACAAGCGCGACCTAGCAGAAACTAAAGTTAAGCTAGTAGCAGGAGCTAAGGAAAAGTTCGACGAAGTAAAATCGCAGTTCATTAAGCGAGCTGCTAAGACTGTAGAAGAAGCAGTAGATAAGACTCTACGTAGTGAGATTTCTCAACTACGTGAAGATATCGATTCTGCCCGTACAAGCAGTTTTGGACGCAGAATTTTTGAAGCCTTTGCACAAGAATATCAGAATTCATATTTCAGTGAAAAATCAGATACAGCCAAGCTGTTGAAGGTTGTTCAGAATAAGGATGCTGCACTTTCTGAAGCAGAACAAGCTCTAGCAAACGCACAAAAGCTAGTAGAGTCTAAGAATCGTGAAATTCGTATTCAACAGGATCTAATGGAACGTGCTAATGTAATGGGCGAATTGTTAGCACCTTTAAATGCTGACAAACAGCGTGTAATGCGTGAACTATTAGAATCTGTAGAAACTAAAAAGCTCGCAAATGCGTTCGACAAATACCTACCCGCAGTCATGGAAGGCGGCACCAGAAAACCTAAAGCTTCTGCTGTTTTAACAGAAGCAGCTGAAGTAACAGGTGATCGCAAAGTAAGAAAGTCTGAGGTAGGCTTAGACAATATTGTAGATATCCGCAAATTAGCGGGTCTCAAATAATACACTCAAGGAGAAAGAGAAAATGTCACAACTTCTGAACGAAAGATGGTCAGAAACCAAAGAAGCTCTGCTTGAAGGCCTCCAAGGAAACCGCCGCTCAGCTATGGGCGTATGCTTGGAGAATACCCGCAAGCACTTAACTGAAAGCGCCTCCGCTGGCGCAACTTCAGCAGGAAATATCGCAACACTAAATCGCGTTATTCTCCCAGTAATCCGTCGCGTTATGCCAACTGTTATTGCCAACGAAATCGTTGGTGTTCAGCCAATGACCGGTCCGGTTGCTCAGATCCACACACTACGAGTTCGTTATGCAGATAACGGAAACAACGTAGTTGCTGGTGAAGAAGCACTCAGCCCGTTCAAGATCGCTGCTGCATATTCTGGTAACGATGTAGATTCCGCTCCAAAGGCTAATTCAACAGCCGCTATGGAAGGTACTCCAGGTCGCAGAATGAGCATCCAGATCTTGAAGGCAACAGTAGAAGCAAATAGACGTAAGCTCAGAGCTCGCTGGAACTTTGAATCTGCTCAGGATGCACAGGCACAACAGGGCATCGACATTGAAGCTGAAATCATGGCTGCACTTGCACAGGAAATCACAACTGAAATCGATCAGGAAATCCTTGCATCACTACGTGCGCTAGCAAGCGTCGAAGAAACATATGACCAGTCACTTGTTTCTGGTACTGCAACATTCGTCGGTGACGAACACGCAGCTCTTGCAATTCAGATCAACCGCGTAGCAAACAAGATTGCACAGCGTACACGTCGTGGCGCTGGTAACTGGGCAGTTGTCTCGAACCAGGCACTAACCATTCTACAGTCTGCAACAACTTCAGCTTTTGCTCGTACAACTGAAGGCACTTTTGAAGCTCCAACTAACACTAAGTTTGTTGGTACTCTTAACGGTGCAATGCGTGTTTATGTTGACGCATATCGTCCAGACGACGATGACGACAACCAGGTTCTTATTGGTTATAAGGGTTCAAGCGAAGCAGATGCTGCTGCGTTCTACTGCCCATATATTCCACTAATGAGCTCAGGCGTCGTTCTTGACCCAGCTACCTTCGAACCAGTCGTTGGCTTCCTAACCCGTTACGGTTATGTTGAACTTACCAACACTGCTTCGTCACTAGGTAACGCTGCCGATTACCTCGGCAAGGTTAAGATTGTCTCAACCAACGTTTCCTTCAAGTAAGAGAATCAGGGCTAAACAGGAAAGCGCACCTTCGGGTGCGCTTTCTTATGACTATTGTAGATTTAACTAAATAGAATGTCAGCCTTTAAAAAGGTTTATGCAGACCCACTGCGTAGGACATAGAACGTCATTTTTCAAGGAGAAAACAAATGGGACGTCCAATTAATAAGAAGTTTTTCGGAAACTTAAACACACCGCCAATCGGTGGCGAAGGCGTTGCAAGCGTAGTATTAAACGCCCGAGGAAACTATACAACTCGCCCAACATTTACATTCAGTGAACCGCAACTTCCGGGTGGCGTAACTGCTACTGGTACAATTACTTCTGAAGCTAGCACAGCAGCCGCAGATGGTACATTACTTAATGGTAGAAATTATGTAGTCGGCGACTTAATTACATTTGCTGGCATTACTGGCACAGTAGGCCGCGTTGCTACTGTAGGTAGTGGCCAAGGCGAAATTCAAGCAATTGATTTTGTTGGCACCGGTACTAACCGTGGTTCTTTCACTACACTACCGACTAACAAAACTGGGTTAGCTGTTACTGTTGTCGGCAAGACAACTGGCGGCGCTGGATCAACTGGAACAGGTCAAACTATTGCTATTACATTCCGTGCCAAAGATGTAGTCATTACAGAAGCAGGTACTGGATATTCTGCTGCTCCGACATCAACTCCGACACAATCTGTAACTTTTACTTCAGTATCGCTGACAAACACACGCGATAATGCAATTGCATTTACATCGTATCTAACCACTGGATCCAGCGCAATTACAGGCGGCGACATTATCAAGCAGGAAGCAAGTCGTCGCTACACTGTAACAAACGCTCAAGGAACAGGTCAAGTTAAGCTAGTAACAGCTGAGCCACTTGTTGCTGGAACTATGTTTATTGTTGCAACAGACAAAAACGGTAGTACTTATTATGTTAAGAAGCTTTCTGCACGTCGAGCAACTCTTGTAAGAAAGACAATGTCTGGTTCTTATGAGTACGCAACGAACCAAGCAGCTGGTTGGACATTAGGTTCTGCATCTACTGGTACAGTTAGTATCGCAAGCAACTAATAATGGAGTAGGGGGTAGAAATGCCCCCTACAACTCATGAAAGAATTACGCACAAGTTTAGATTGGGACGAAATACACGACGAGATACGTCGTCTAGGTAAAATGATGCCAGAATTTTCTGCAGATTTTTACAAAGTAAATATTCGAATTAGGACTCTAGTTACTGAATTAGGTAACTTAGAAGTAATTAATAGACAACAAAAAACCCATTCGTCAAAAGATGCTTGTAAGAAAAAAGCAAAACAAATAAACGAAGAATTAAAGCTGATTGAAAAAATACATTTAATGAGGATTTTAAGTTACTAATATGACGTACATTTATAAACCTCATCATGTTGATATCGTTAGCGAAGCACCTGATCAAGAAATAACTTGGAGATCATCACCTTCGCGAAATGTTGACGATCTTTTACAGCAAAAGTGGACTACGGTTCGTTCACTTAAGCATATTGCAAATCCAGCATCGGGAAATATTAGAGAAAGAACACGTTCTTTAATTTGCACTCAATTTCAAATTACTGATCTTCCTAATGAAATTTCAGGTTTGCAACTTGATATTGTCGCACAAAGAAATGGTAGAATTGTTGACGAACTAGTGCAGTTAACTTTTCAAAATCAAGCTATTGGTAAAAATAATTTTGTGTACCACACAGACAGTGAAGGCCACTTAAAAATTACCAACGAAACCTCATATGGAGGTCCAACAGATTTATGGGAAGCAGATATTACTCATGAACTTTTAAGAGATACTAGTTTTGGCATCATTTTAAAGTTCCAAAGTCATCCTTACTACCCTCACAGTGTTGGAATGATATTAGATTCGGTTTCACTTACTGTTTATTAAGAATAAATAGCTGAGAGGACAATTTTAATGACTGCAGATGTTTCTAGATTTCAGGGTGCATACAAGATACAGTCCCCGACTGGTCAGGATATCTTAGTAGTTGATACTACAGGTACTACGTATCTTCATCCGCCAAAAACAAGTTCAAAGGTAGTTATTACCGGCGACTTATACATACTTGGAACCAGAACAGAATCTTCTTCAACTTTTATTAGTGCAACTGACCCGACATTACTTTTAAACAAAGGTAATACTTGGGGTGGGGATCTTAGCAATAAGCTAGCCGGAATTCAAATTTCGAGATCTGCTGATGATAATCTTATAGATTCTGCATTTATTCAATGGAACGAAGATGCTACATGGCAGGGAACAGGGCAGTTAGGTACAGTACCCGGAGTATTTGAACTACGAAGAGGCAGCGGGTCGGGCAACGTCCAATACAGCGCAATTAGAGTTAATAAAATTTTAATTGACGAAGCTAGTGCATCTACTGTTGGTGCGAATAGACCTAGACTTAATTTATTAGGAGCAGATAATCCTAACTCTGTACTAAGTGTTTCTGGAGTTCCGGACTATTGGATTAAAGTTAGAGACGGCGACAAGGACGATATTCCAAATAAAGAATATGTCGACAACGCAGTTGCAACACAGACAAGTAGTACGTTACACATTGTAGACGGAAAATCTTACGTAACTATTATTGATCAATTCCGTGACGGTGCTCCTAGTCAAATTGTAGGTGTTTTAAACGGTGCTCCTGTAGAGACTAGTGGAATTATTTCCGGAAATCTTAGTTCTGGAACTTTAGTAATGTCTATTTCTGCATCTGGTGCTAGATTTACAGGCATTCAACTAGTTGGAAATCAAGTAAGACCTACAAACACAAATACTAATTTAATTTTAGATGCAAACGGAACAGGTCAAATCATTGTTGCTGCTCCTCTAATTTTTGAAACTTCTGCAGTTCCTGTTCCAGGAGCAGGACAAACAGGATTATACAGTGATGATTCAGCAGGCGGCGGAACTGGAATTTATTTTGTAAATAGTAGCACTGGCGGAGTAGTTACTAGTGACGAGTTTGTTAGTAGAAAGAAAGCATTAGTTTTTAGTTTGATATTTTAAGGAAAGAATATGATAACAAATACCCAAGTACCATCGGCAACAACTGCACAAGTTTTCTTAGCCACAGGTCAGCAAGCAATCACTACTATGATTTTTTGTAATACCAGTGGGGTATCCGACACGGCACTTAATGTTTACGTTGTTCCTTTTGGTAGTAATGCAACTCCGTCTACTCAAATTATGAAATCTGTGCCTATTCCGGCAGGCGAAACATTTGTATTAGATTCAGAAAGATTAATTCTAGAAAATGGTGATGCAATTTATGCACAAGCCACAGTTAACAACGTAATTACAGCAACAGTTAGTTCATTGGCGACAGGACAGTAATGAAATACTATAA